CCTGATGCTGGTCGAGTGTGATCGTGCGGGCAGTCGTGTCACCGGCCACAGGAGCGTAGCCTGCGCTAGTAACATCAACAACAGAAGGCACCGTTGCGAAACGAGTTGTTACAGACTGCCCAGCCGATGCGACATCGGTAGAGAAATTTGTCGTGATGCCCGCCAACGGAGCAAACGCGTTGGTCAGGTACGGGAGTGAGGTTTGAGAAATCTGCGCGAGGAAATTGCCGCTGAGTGCCATATGTCAAAGATGGTTGATTTTGTTGATGTTAGGTTAGAGCTTCATTCTGTCTTTGTTCGCTGCGTAGAACGCATTGCGCTCAACGAAGCCCAAAGTCTGGTAGTGCGCCCACAGTTCGTCTTTCGATTTGGGTGCGGTCGCCGCTTCCGGCTGGATCGCCACGGGCTGCACGCCCAAATTGGCGACAATCGCGTTAGCCTTGGCAGAAGCGTCAGCTTCGGATGCCTTGAGAGCGTCCAGAGCTGCGGCCAAGTCGCGGTTGTTGTTGTTGGCAATCTCAAGTGCAGCGGAGAGGTCCACAGTCTTTGCCTTGAGTGCTTCAAAGGCTGCGACAACTGCCGAGTGCTCGGCGGTCAGCGCGTTTAGCGCGGCGAGGTCAGCCTGTGCGGCAGACAACGCGGCCAGCGCGTCGGTCAGGGTCGATGGGTGATCCATATGCCCTAAGGGATCGGGACAAGAAAAAGCCCGCCGGAGAGAGACAGCTCCGGCGGGCAGGAAACAACAACCAATGAACAAACTACGCGCCCACCATACGCAATAGCTCAGAATATGCAAGCTCTTCTGTGCCGACGGCGTCAATGAGGTTGCCCATCTTCGCCCGCGGCGCGAGATAAGCGGCCCCGGTCATGTACTCGTCAGCGACTCGCCTGTTGCGCAGCACGTTGTCGCGGAACTGCGCAAAACTGTCGTCAACCAACTGCTGCAGGCTAGCACGTTGTGCGGGCGTGAGTGACGGCCCCATCCCAGCGCCTTTAAGCGGCCCCGACGTGATTGGATCCCAGCGCAAGCCCTCGGCCTCATAAGCTGCGGACTGATCCAGCCACGGGATGATCGTGCCGATGGAGCCCCAGGTTGAGCCAACGGAGCCTATGACCTTGTCGCAACTCACCGCGATGTTGTAGGCGGCACTGCAGGCCGTGTCGTCGCTGTACGCAACGATGGGAATCGTCAGCGCTTGGATCATATCGACAACCTCCGAGCATCCGGTGCAGTTGCCACCAGGGGAGTTGATCTCGAGCAGGATCCCGCGGCAGTTGGCCTCCACGGCCTCCTCAATGTCATCGGCAATCCATTCGTAATCCCAAGCGCCGCAGCACGCCTCGATGGGCGAGATACCCTTGGCAAGCGTGCCCTCGATGCAAATGTGCGCGATGCCCTGCCCGTCGATTTCCATTTCCTCCCGCTTGGATGTCATGCCGTCGAGCATCTCATACCCTTCGCCGTTGGCACGCAGCACGCGGCCCTCCACCAGCTTGCGGACGGCAGCGTAACCGCCCGGCGTGATGAGCCAGGGACGGTAGAAAACCTGTTCGATGACGCGCTGAAATTTCATTCGGTGGGTGCGGTTGTGGCTGGGTTGCCGTTGGGGGTCAGAAGCCCGAAAACGTCGCGAGTCAGCCCTGAGCGGTCCACGCGTTTTTTGATCTCGAGTTCCTCGCGTTCGACTTCGTCCAGGTGTTCCTCGAGCGTTTTGGATCCGCTGGCAAGGATGTCGGTCATGCTCCGCATCCCAGCGCGGTAGGCGTCAATGGCGTCGCGGTTGGCGTAGCCGGAATCCGCGGTGAGTCTCGCGGGTTCGGTAAAACGGAACTGGTAGGCGCCACCGCGGTTAGCGTCGGGTCCAGTGTAGGGCGGGAGGATGCCCAACTCCACGAAGCGAGCCACGGCAAAGGCGCACCGGCGCTTGCAAAATGCCGACAGGTAGGCGTGTCGCTCGGATGTCACGCGGTTGACTTGCTCAAGAATGATCCGGGCACTTGCGCCCCCCAGTCGGCTCATGTCCCACCCGAACTCCGGCGGCCATTGAGCGGCCAGCAGCGCGTTGCGGATGAGTCGCTCCTGTAGGCGGTCCTGAGCTTCCGTTGGGATCTTGGCGTCCAGTTGGGTGATAGACTCGCCAGCGTTAGCGGTCAGGTACTCAATGCGCCCGCCCGCCATTGGTGTGAGTCGCAGTTGCGAGCCGCAGCCGGGCGGCGTGACGTCCGTCAGTGCGTTGTAGGCGTCGCTAGCGTCGGCCATCCCCTGTTGGTTGGTCACGAGCAGCCCAATTTTCGCAGCCATCCGGGACGCCGCTTGGATGTCGTCGCCAAGATCCTTGAGGGAAATCAAATCCCGGATCGCAGGCGCAAATGCACTAATGCCGCGCACCTGGTCCACTTCGCGCGGATCCATCGTGAGCATTGCCGACTGGACCGGCACGTCGCGGTCTTCGCTGCCATCCTGAGCCTCCCCTAGCACGCGGTAAGCCACTGCCCTGTTGGTTTTGGAAAGGATCACCCCGTTGTAAATCTTGAGCCCCCGATACCGGCCATCAGTCAAGACGCCGTCGTCTCCACGGCTTCCGATTTGATGCCAGGGCACTTGCTGGAGTTGCGGGTAGCCGTTGGCGGTCGTGGTCAGGATCGTCAGCAGGTCGCCCTCCCGGTCGATCGCCACGGACTCAAGCCGGAGCCCTTCCCACCATGATTTGCCGTCGAGGTAGGCAATCTGCATCCAGTCGAGCAGCACCGCCTCGGCCTGCTTGCCCCACTCGCGGTCAGCGCCGGTGAAAATCGGTCGCATCGCCATCCCCACGGTGAGCATGGATTTTTGATCAATGGCGGCGTTCACAACGCCCGTGTTCCAATAGAGTTTCCTAGCCGCCGAATTGACCGTGCGCCATTCGCCGACGGTCAATTCGCGGGAAATGCTTTGCGTGTGATTCCTCCAAAAAGGTTCGCCCCACACGCCGCCTTCAACAAGGCGTTGCCTGCGGTAGGCTGCGTAATTGGCGCCCACCTTGGGAGTTCCCACCCCCATGAAATTCTTGATGCGGTCCAGAAAGCTCATATGAAATACGCCTGAGTGCGTCGCACCGGACCGTTGATGCCCGCCGCTTTGTAATTAAGCGCCTGCTGCGCGAGCATGATGACGTCCAGCGGACTTAACGTGCCGCCCACATTAAACTGGAAAGCGGCGCCGTCGATGGAACTGGAAACAAGCGTGGACTTGCCCGCGGTCACCAGGTCGAACTTGCTTGCAATGATCGCCCGCAGTTCGGCCACGTCCCGCGTGAGGAACACTTGGAGCAGGAGTCTTTGGTCGGGAGCCATCTACACACCGGCACGGGGACAAGAAAAACCCCGGACATTGCACACGCAAGCCGGGGAAGCCTTCCGTAACCGCCAGTCGCACACCGTCGGTTTAGGGTTGAGCCTGCACCCTACTCTGTCGCGGCTGGTTCGTCAACCTCCGGCGCGGTGCTGACCATATCCGGCAACGCGCCCAGGATCTGCGCGGCGAGCACGTTCATTGCCTCGGCGTCCCACATGTGATTCGGGCGGCCCGTCGCCGTCCACCGCAGCCTGGTCTTTTTGGTCCGTTTGTCCACCGTTGCCCGTTTGCGCTCGCTGTTGAGGTGCCGCACGTACTCCGGCGGCGCGTCCTGCGGGAACTCCCACACCGGCGATCCCGTGTTTCTCAAATTTGCGAGAATGTCTTTCACGGGATCGGACGCCCAGTAAAAGAACGTCACCAACACCCGCTTTCCCGCAGGGTCCCGCGTCGTCGGCGCCACCACACGGTCAGGCGCGCTGTAATAACGGCGGATGGGTTTCCCGTCGCTGCCGCGCACGGTAAAGAAATCCTCAGCGCGCCCGATGAGCGCCGTCCACCCAAACCGCGCGCAGGTGTCGTACACGCGCCCGTGAAACGAGTTCCCGGCATCCAATAGGCACCGCTTGTCGGGCACTTTGAGCCGCACCTGAATCTCGCGGAGCTGGTCCACGGTCAGGATT